TGTTTCTGGCTCTGTTTCTGGCTCTGTTTCTGATAAAGTGTCTGCCCTGTAGGCTCTTGGCTTTAGCCAAGCCCTCTGTTAGGTTTTCTGTTTCTTTGCTCTGTTACTGCTATCTGTTACTCTGAGATATGGTTTGTCTGATATGCTAGCTAGAGGGCATAGCTACTGATCAGAGAAAAGAGACAGATGACAGATACTGATGACTGTTACTGCTCTCTGTTACTGTTGGCTGATACTTGAACTAATGGGTAACGTTTAGTTCATAGCTAGGTCATAGCTGGAGATATAGTTGAGGACATAGTTACCATTAGTTTCAATGGTAGAGAAACTATGGTTTAGCTATGGGTTGATGTTTCTCCTTAGCTCAAGTGTCTGGCATCTGTGTCTGCCCTCAGTAACAGATAGAAGTAAAGGGAGAAGTTAGGTTTAGAGTAAGGTTTAGGATTTGTGTATAATGTAAGGTAATTTGATATCTTAAGGAGAGCTTATGGAAGATAAGGTAAAACCTAGATTAGGAGATTGTCTGAATAAGGTAGGCAATATTGCACACGTGGATGCTGATACTGTTGCTGAGTGGTTTAGGACTAATAGCAAGGGTAAGAGACAGAAGAGAAAATTAACTGTTACTGATGAAGTTGTTAAGCTAGTTAATGAGAGCATAGATGATCCTATCTATGATGGTGCTAAGTTTGTAGATACGGTTATCACTTATAAGAATGTATTAGATGATCTGGATAGTAGCTATAAGGTTACACTAGAGGATTACATTAATGCCATTAGGTTCTGTAGCTATCTTGAGGCTTATAGGGGTAGAATTAAGGATGCTTATCAGGCAGCATTTGCTCATAGGGACTTTGTTAAGAATAATAGAGATTGTCCTGTAGGTAGTAAGGAGTATAAGAATATCGATTATGCTGCTCAGAGGTATAGAAAGACACCTTTAGTTTCTAAGATATTGGCACAGAGTGAGATACCTCTGTATCTGATGTATCAAGGGTATCGTTATGCTGCTGTTGAGACCTTAGCTGAAGAAATGAGAACAGCTAAGCTGAGCAAGGATAGGATCAGTGCTGCTGATAGGTTATTAGTACATCTTAAGCCACCTGAAGGGATAGATATTAACGTTAAGGTGGGTAATGGAACTGATACTAGGGATAGTATCGTTAGCACCTATGAGAGAGCTATGGCACAATTAGTTGAACAGCAGAGAGCTTTAATTATGAATGGTGGAGATATTAAGCAGATAGCAAATGCTAAGATCGTTGAAGCTGACATAGTTGAAGAGTCTTTATCTGACACTGAGGGAGACCTAGAACCAGACACTGAAACTAGGGAGTAACGTTAGGAGACATAGTACCCCATAGCTACCATTAGCTTCAGTGAAGTTCATCAGTGTCTGCAAACATATCTCCTTAGTTTAAGTGTCAGACAAACTTATAGGTTAGAAGTCATTTAGAGCCTCTCTGAGAGCAATTAGGGAGAAAAGGTATAATTAGCTTCTGAGAATGAGATCGTTGCTTTATGAGCTTCTATTAGCTTCTATGAAGCTATCTGATACTTTCCCCTGCGAGATGCGAAGCATCTCTGCATATCTCCCATTAGCTTCTAATTTGAAATCTATTACTTCTCTTATTACTATATATAGAACAAGAACTGCAAAAATACTCGTAAATGTGTAGAGATAGCTAACTTAGAGGTAGTTTGCTATTTGCATGTGGAGACTAATAAGAGAGGTTATATTTGCATTTGGAGACTAATATGGTATAATTGCAAGATAAGACTAATATAACTTGTAGAGAAAAGGAGAAACAAATGTCAGTACAAGTAGAGAAACACACGTTAGTATCGAGGTTTGATGCTGAAACTAATGAGATGATTGCTCAAGATGAGTTTATACTTCGTAAGAAGAATATGAAGGCTAAGGGATATAACTTAGTATATATGCAGGAGCTAATAGAAACTGCACTGTTATGCAAGAGCATAGAGCAATGGTACATAGTTATGGATCTATTAACTAATGTGGTTAAGCAGGACTTTAAACTTAACATTATATATAAAGAGATAGCTAAGACGTATAACGTATCAGAAACAATAGCTAATAGGATAATAGGATTTATGAAGAAAGGTTGTATAATCAAAGGTAATCGAGGAGTATATGATGTCAATCCTTTCTTGGTAATACCTAAAGGAGCTAAAGATGATATAGTTACTCTAAAACAAATAAGATGGGGAAATGATGATGGCAAAGTCTATGGATCAGTATCTGAATGAGGTAGATTATAGCTTCAAGGACTATGTACCTAGTAAAGAAGCTTTAACTATCGTGAACTTTATTAAAGAGGTAAATAATGGTATGGAGGAGAATACTACTCCTCTAGTTCATCTTAGGATGCTAGATACCATTCTGAATAAGACACCTAGAGATATACTTGTATGTCATCGTGGTGCTGCTAAGAGTAGTCTTATTGAGTATATTATTCTGTATGCTGCTGCATTTGGTAAGATACCAGGTTTTGGTAAAGTATCGTTTATTATGTATGTATCTGACAGCATAGTTAATGGTGTAAAGACCCTTAGGAAGAATATCCAGTTCAAGTATGACAATAGTCCTTTCCTACAGAAATTGATACCAAATAAGAGCCTTAGATTAGGTGTTGAGAATGGTGGTAGTGTGGGAGAAGAGAATTGGGACGATAATGCTGGTGGTAGAAAGTTTACAGATATAAGGCTAGAGTTTCAGAATGTAGCTGGAGATAGGCTAGTAGTTAGAGGATATGGTGTAGGTACTGGAGTGAGGGGTACTAGAGAGCTTGGTCAAAGACCTAATGTAGCCTTTCTAGATGACATTATGAGCGATGAGGATGCTAGGAGTGAAACTACTATCAAGAACATAGAGGACATAGTTTATAAAGCTGTATCTAAAGCTCTACATCCTACTAATCAGAAGATAGTATGGGTAGGAACTCCATTTAACGCTAAAGATCCATTGTATAAGGCTATTGAGAGTGGTAGCTGGAAGGTTACAGCTATACCAGTATGCGAGAAGTTCCCTTGCACTAAAGAGGAGTTTAAGGGTAGCTGGGAAGATAGATTTCCTTATGAATATGTATTAAGGGAGTATCAAGAAGCTGAAGCTATGAAAAGACCAGAGAACTTCAATCAAGAGCTTATGCTAAGGGTTACTTCTGACGAGGATAAGCTACTAAATGATGATGATACTAAGTGGTTTGACGAGAAAGAAGTGTTTAAGAACAAGTTTAGCTACAACTTCTACATAACTACGGATTTGGCTACTACTGTAAAGGATAGTAGTGATTACAGTGTGATCACAGTATGGGCTATAAATAGTCAGAAGCAGTATATGGCAGTAGATGGCTTCTGTGATAAGGTAGAGGTTAATAAGTTCATTAAAGAGCTATTTAGGCTATGTCAGAAGTATAGTCCTCTGAGTGTAGGTATAGAAGCTACAGGACAGCAAGCAGGGTTCATTAGCTGGATCAGAGACGAAATGGTTAAGAAGAATATCTACTTCAATTTAGCTAGCTCAAATAATGGTGGTAGAGAAGGTATTAGACCTGTAGGAGATAAGTTCTCTAGGTTCTTGTTATTTGTGCCTAATTTCAAGCAAGGAAACGTTTGGGTAGCTAATAGGATGAAGGATATGACTTGGGGTAAAGAGTTCATTGACGAGGCTTCTAAGGCTTCTAAAATGGGTTTTAAGAGTAGACACGATGATGTGTTAGATACTATCTCTATGCTACAGATGATGGACATATATGCTCCTAGTGAAGCAGCTAGATCATTAGATGCTGATGAACAGCTTTTCTATGAGGATTATGATACTCTTAGCAAATATGGATCAAATACAATCTTTTGAAAGGATATGAATGCAGATAGACAAAGTGTTGAGTGATATACAAGATCATCTAATGGTTAATATCTCAGCTTATGCTGGTAAGCCTATGAGCAGTGAAGGACTGATACCTGTAGTTAATCAAGCTCTCAATGAGATATATGCAGAGTTTAACTTAGGTACAGATCAAGCTATCATAGCAGTACCAAGTGATAGCAGAGTATTTAGCTTAGAGCTTAATACAGATGATAACTTTACGTATGATGTGAATGGTGTAGCTATTAAGAGACTAGCTAAGGATAGCAATGTCATACTAGCTACTACTAAGAGTATCAGAGAAGCTGAGAAGGCTAAGGATAAGCCTAACGAAGTTTTAGATACAATAGTTGCTGATTATGGTTTAAGGAGATAGTATGATAAGATCAGTTCAAAGTGAAGAAGTCTTAGAGATACTAGATGTTACTGATAGTAAGCAGAGAGAGTATGTCTTAAACGCTAAGAATGCCTTTCTAATCGATCCTAAGACCATATACTTACCAAGCAATAAAGAGGGAGATATTCTATATGTTAAGTATAGGAAAATAGCTCCTGAATTAGTCTCCACAACAGATAATGTAGGATCTACAGAGTTTCCTTTACCAAACCAACTGCTTAGATTACTATATGCTTTAGTTGCTTTAAAGGTTGTCAGAAGCATAGATGGGTTCAAGCAACTAGAAGGACCTATAGTTAATAACTATGTTAGAGAACTAGAAGAAGCCAAACAGCATTCTTGGGCATTAGATCAAGATATGCTATCTACACTAGAAACTAAGAAAGGATTTTACTAATAATGCCAGCTATAGGTTTACCAGGTACTCCTGGTGGTTCAGCATTAGCCCCTATGGGAACAGGAACAGGTTCAAATACACCTGAGATCAAAGTTGTGAAATATGAGATACCTACAGAGCTTACTAATTTCACTAATCACTTAACTGAGATACTAAGAGTTAATAATAGTATCAATAGTATAGATACAGTAGCAGGAGCTATGACTAGCATAGATAATGTCTTAGCTAAAGTAAATGTCATTGAGAAGGTATCAAACTCAGTTGATAACATAGATACCTTAGCTACTATGAAAGATACTATGGTAACTCTAAAGGATAATCTACAGGTACTAAAGGATACTCTAGATCAAATACCACTACTTACAGAGATTAAGAACAAGAAAGAGGTATTAGATGTTATCTATGCCTTTAGAGAATCATTTGTAAATTGTAGTGAAGATGAAGAGATATTCAGAACACTATATAACAATCTAGATCAAATTAAAGGTGTATATGCAGATATATCTAACATAGATATTGTGTATAAGCATCTATTAGCTATTGAGATAGTTGCTAGAGGTATAAAAATACTAGAAGTCTTTACAGCTAACCTAGAGACTTATAAGTCATTACTAGAGATGAAAGATGACCTAAAAGTTATCGTAGCCAATATGGCAGATGTTACTAAGGCTATTGAGGTTTATAAAGACCTACCTAATAAGATAGCTGAGTTCAAGAGTGATCTAGAGAATACCATAGCTCAAGCTAATAAAGCTATCGAAGACAAAGCTAACGATATGCTAGGACAGATAGCTCACGCTCTATTGCCACTAGAGAATACTCTAATGAAAATGCAGGTGGATATGTCTAACTTTAAGCTAGATGTGAATACTAAGCTTATTGAAATGGCAAATAGCTTTAGTGAGAAGTTATTGGCTCTTAAGACAGAGAAAGATAAAGAGCTAGAAGCTATCAAAGCTGAAATGCTCCATATCAAAGAGACTTACATAGGTCATCAGATAGTTAATTCTATAACTACAACTAATACTGAGACTACAAACGTTACTAAGGATGTGAAAGCTACAGCAACTAATACTATAACTGAAACTAAGAACACTACAGCTACGATTAATGGAGATATTAAAGCGGATATAGTAGCTAATGTTACTGGTCAAGGTGGAGGAGCTACACCTACACCTACACCTCACGAAGATGAAGGTAATGGAGCAGAGATATGATCAAATATCAAGTATATACAGCTAAAGATAAGCAAGTAATTCTCCCTGAAGGGGAGATTACTAAAGCTATATGGGATAGTAAGAAGAGTGAGTTAGATACTTATAGGACTACACAGACTAATAAGATACTAACTGATCTAAGAGCTAGGACTAAGAAGGATAGCAAGAACGATCATAGAGCTATCTTTATGGATTTAGCTAATGGTGTGATCATCTGGGCTAGATTACTAGCAGGAGATACTTTAACTAATCCTAAAGTAGCTACAGAGTATTTCTACCTTAGAACACCTGCTGGTAATACAGAAGTTAATTTCACAGAGCTATTCTCTAAGTGGGAGATACCTAATGGTAATGAAGAGGTAGATAAGGTAATTAAAGCCTTATTTGAGAAGTATAAAGAGCTTCAGAAGGCTGAATTAGCTGGTAAAACCATAGATCAAGTAGCACTCAAGGATGAGCTAGTCAAGCTTATTAAGAAGTATGTAGATGCTAAGATAGCTGAAATACCTACTACAGGTGGAACACCAGCTCCTGTTAGTAAAGAGACTATTATCAATATCTTAAACGGTGTAGCTGACCCAGATCATCCAGATGCTGGTAGCGTACTCGTACGACTATTAGTAGAACATTTAACAGGGTCTGATCCTCATATTGGAAATTTACTGACAGAAAATGATGGCTCTAAACCATTCCAGTATTTTCTAAAACTCTACAATCTATATGGAGCAGAAGCTACTGGAAATATGTTCAAGAACGCTATTAATGGTGGTTCTTATGAGTTTGTATGTGGTGTTAATAGACACGGAGATGCTATGATACAGAACCTTGATATCCTAGATCTTAATGCTGAGGGAAAAGACTCTGATACCCCATTAACACCTACAAAGATATTTGTAGATAAAGAGAATACAGTTACTAAGAACTTACCTCCAGAATACTCTCTAATGGTTTATAGAAGTGTAAAGTATGCTAAAGAAGGTAGACCAAGCGATATCGAGACTGAAGAACATTATATAAATGGTAAAGGACAACCTGAAGATACTTATGTACATAGTAAGGTTAGAACTATAGGTGTAGAGAATGTTCTTAAACACTTTGCTAATAATGTATGTCCTTCTCTATATTTAGAGAAACAAGCTAATGGGTCATATAGCATAGGTAATGAAGCTACAGCTAACCTATTTAAGAAGTATATAGCTTTCTTAGGTGCTGATGGTAAGCTACCAGATAGTATCCTACCAGCTTCAGTTAGCACTATTACTAATAATCTTATAGACAATACTAAGCCCTCTGAACCTGTTATTAAAGAGACTATCCTTAAAAACTCTATGTATAAGCTAGGTATCTTACCTAATGCAGATAAGTATCAAGAGTATAACGATGATGGTATTATCTCTACTCTAGGTACATATAGAAACTTCGTAGTTACTCTAACTAGGCAAATAGAGACTTTCGTAATAGCTACTAATAATATACCAACTCAGTATCGTAGAGATAATATGTGGTTTGAAGGTACTATCATAGTTAAAGGAGCTGAGTTTATTAAGAGTTGGGGAAATATGTTTGTTTGGAGAGAGGGAGTACCAACAGATCTAGGAGATATGGAAGTATTTGCCTATGTTCTCAATCCTCTAGATAATAAGATATACATAGGTAGGGTATAGTTATGAATAGCTCTATGTTAAAAGTAACTAGCAAGGAGAAATTACCTTGCTTAGTTATTAGAGATACTATAAGGGGAGAGATATTCCCTCAAGGTTCTGTAACTAAAGATATCATTATGTATGAGAACCCTCAAGGAGAGCTAGATATTATCGATCCTCCAGAGATTACTTACAATGGTACTACAAAGCCTAATACTAAGGTAGAAATGCTCTCTGAAACTGGAGAAGTGTTAGCTACAACTACTTCGGACAGTGAAGGTAAGTACTCATTTAAACCTAGTAAGCCATTAATCCCGAATGTAACTAAGATCAAGTACAGATATACATACTCAGATGGTACTCCTATGAAGACAACTGAACTAGAAATAGGTTACAAGAAGGATTATTCTAATCTACCTATCGTTGCAGGTATGAAGGATGTAGAATTAACTTATACGCTAAAACAGAAGTATGTTGCAGGAGATAAGATTACTATTACTTTAGGTAATGATCCTACTATTAAGAAAGAGTATATCCTTACTGCTGAAGATATTGCTAAAGGTAAGGCGATAGTTAGCTTTCCTATATATAGAGGAGTAAATAACTTTATTCAGACTAAGCTAGAGCATTTAGCAGATCATACAGTTGAAAATCTTAATACAGCTGTAAATCTAATGACGAGTAGGATTAAGCCTAAGATATATGTCCAATTTAGACAAGGTAATCAACGATTATCTGAGATATGGGCTGGTAGAAGACAATTCACATTAGCTTTGAAGTATAAGGGAGAAGTTCTTTACTTCACATACAATGTCTCTCACGAAGCTAGAAACATAGTTTCTTATATAACTAATAGAACACCTATTACTTATATACAGAAGTTAGCTGATCCTTCAGTATCTTTAAGAGCTGGTGGTATAGGCTTCTTACCTAGCGATAAGTGCAATGACATAACTACTATGAATAGTACCCCTACTGATACATCATTAGTTATAGGACAAACAACTAATAGTTCTGGTGTATATACACCTGAATTTATTAAGATAGATATGGAGAAGACTCTTGGTAATGTACTATTTAGAGTTAAAGATACTACTGTTATCAATCTACCTAATGGTCAGACTAAACCATTTGTAGGCTTTACTATAGACTTACCAAGATTTTATGGTACTTCAAAGGATGCTGAGAATATCCTTAAAGAGTTAGAGATAGAGTGGGGTACAGGAGTACGTAGAACTCTATACCAAGAGTGGTATCCTCTATATATCAATGAAGCTTGCGATAATATGCTAATGCACAGAGCTAATCCTTTATATTCTCAGTATGTAAGTGTAGAGCAATTTGAGAACCTATGCAGTTCTAGAAAGGTAGCTGAGTTTAGAAGCTATACTTACAAGAAACCTTATTATCCTCCATATACTTCAAATGATATGCAAACAAATACTATGCAGCTTTACCCTGTGTTCTATGATCCTATGTCTGAACATCCAACAACTTCATTTGTGATAGGCTGGGATAAGAATGCTATGTTAGATGCCTTAGTTCTTTCTGATACATACCTAGAAGATAAGAACATAGCTACTATTACTGATAAGAATGGAGTCTTATTCTTACCTTATAAGTTCAATAGTCCTTCCGGAGTATTAAGTGTTAAGAAATGTTCTGTTATAACTAATGGCGATACTACTATGACTAACCTAATGTTCGTAGGGTCTGCTTTAGCTAAGGATAAAGAATATACAGTAACAGATGGTATGAAACCTTTTGGTATGATGGCTAGTGTATCTACTGATAAACAACACTCTTATATTATGTATAAGAGTACCTTAGATAAGTATCTAGCAGGCGGTGTAGAAGCTTTTGATACCTATAAGGATTTCTATGTAGAGACAGATATGACTATGCATCAGCAGGTTAGAGATGTAATCCCAGCTGATAAGTACAACTCACTGAAAGTGTACTTCAAAGACTATCTAAGCGTATTTGCTTCTAACTTTAAAAATAGAGTTGGAGATACAGAAGTGCATACATTCTCATTTAGATTTACTACTACTCGTAGTAAAATATACGAGATATATAATGGTACTGCACAGATGTACTATAATGATTTTGAAGAGACTTGGAAGAGTTCAGCAAATATCCATTATTATCCTTTAAGTTGGTTTAGTAATGTATCTTTTAACTCAGAAAATACTATAAGTAGATATCCTTATACGCTAGAAGATATGTCTAATAAATATTCTGCTTTGGCTAATCCTATGGATAAACACAATAGCTTATTGTTCTTGACAAGTATATCTAGGTATCTAACACCTGCTTCTGAATACTACTGGAGAAGGTTGAAATATCTTCCTAGTAATACTGTATTTACCTTAGCATTTAAGGTAGAGAAAAAGAGTAAAGATGGGATAAATCCTCTACTATCGAGTATGGAGTATCCTTTTACTACTGTGGATCACACATTTGATCTGAAAGATGCCCTTTACTACAAGATAAAGTTTAATCATAGTAAAAAAGGTAGAGTTCCTTCGGAGAATAATAGGAATAAGCTATGGGATTGGGTTGATGTATATCTAGCTAAAGACTCTGCTATAGGCGGTGTTAAAATTACTATGCCTAGAGTTAAAGATGATTATGGCTTTAAACAAGGTGGTCAAGGTATATATTTAGAAATACCTTGCAAGATAGTATTGTCTGTTGCAGATGCTCCTGTAGGTATCTATAATGAAAGTAGGAAGATACCTTACAATTCGTCTCAAGAGTTGGTATTAGAAGATGACTGGATGAGGCAGTATAAGAACTATAGGTATATCTACCCTAAAGAAGCTTATGCTAGTGTAACTACATTACCTGAGAAATATCTTGATTGGGTAGTTACTACAGATTATCCAAGTATATTTATAAATACTCCTACAAATCCAGGTAGAATACCTTATGTTCAAGTAGGTCTTATGTTTGAGTTTCCGTATGATAATCTTAGAAGTCCAGTTAGTTACTATGATCCGTCAGGATTAACTACTAACTATGCAAACTACGATGAACTGTATAGAAAAGCTAAAGAGTATATCTTTAACAATATCTATATAGCTCTTTCACAATTCAAGTTTCAAATCAAGTAAGGAGATAACTATGGAGTTATATAACGTAAATGACAAGGTAGTAGAGAATGTATCTACTATCCAAACAGAGGTTAGCATATCTTACCCAGATAAGCTTAGTAAAGAAGAGTTGAAAGCTAAAGGTTATATCCCTGTAGAACAAGGAGAGATACCTCAAGTAGCTCTAGGAGATTTTGAAACTATCTCTAGACGTGTAGATATAGATGAAGATAGCTACAAGGTTAGCTATGCTGTAGTTGATATGTCTGATACAGAGATACTACTCTTAGTTAAGAAGAGGATACAAGACTTACTAGACGAGAAAGCTATAGCTAAAGGCTATGACAATATCCTATCAGCTTGCTCTTATGCAGGATTTGATAATCCTTTTAGAGCTGAAGGAGAGAAGTTTGGTAAATGGAGATCGGAAGTGTGGTCAAAAGGATATGCTATCCTAAAAGACATCACAGAAGGTCGTAGGAAGCTTCCTAAGAGCTTTAAAGAAATTCTTGATGAATTACCTATCCTAGAGGAGATTTGAGCTATGAGCTACCTTATTGTGGCTCTATTAGCCTTTCTGTTAGGATTACTATGTTGTCCCTTAGTTATCTTTCTCAGAGCTAGAAAGTGTGATCAATGGGATAAGTCTAATATGTTCAATATCTATAGGGTAGTAGCTCACTTAGCTACACACCCTGATGATTTTGGAAAGATGTACTATGACAATGGAGAAAAACCTTTCTGGTACATTGATGATGATGAGTTTAATGATGTAGTTAGAACTAGGAGAAAGTTTTGATTGACAGACCTACTCTAAAGCCTCTAGGTAAATATCAGTTTAGATTAGTAGAAGACTACAGGTATAAGGATATTCTTATACCTAAAGGCTTTATAACAGATGGTGCTAGTGTACCTAGAATATTCTGGAGTATATATCCACCTAATAAGGCAGAATACCTTAGTGCAGCCATAGTTCACGACTATCTTACAGATCTAGCTATAGAGGATAAGATTAGCTTCTTAGATGCTGATAGGGTCTTTAAAGAGATGTTAGTTGAATTAGAAGTATCTAAATTAGATGTATTCTTATTGTATACTAGCGTTCGACTATATCACATAGTTAAATACCATTCTAAAGGATACTAATGAATCTACTTAGCCTAGTATTGTCGTCATTTACTGATAGTAAGTTCTTAGGACTGCTATTAGTTACCCTAGTTGTTGGTAGCACTATTGTCTATATCTGTATGAGTAATAGTATAGGACAGCTAGAGGAGATGAACAAGGAAGCTCAACAAGCTATACAAACACTACAGCTTGAGAAAGCTAACAGAGAAATGGAGTTGCAGGTATGTCAAGATACTCTCAAGGATCAGAATAAAGCCATAGAGGCTTCTAAAGTATCTCCTGAGAAGATCGAGACTACTAAAGCTAAAGTTGCAAGGAAGTACAAGAACATTAAGAAAGCTGATACAGAGCTAGAAACATATAAGGCTATTATCCATGAAGCTGCTAAGCCTATTGATAAGTAGCCTCTTTCTACTAGGCTGTGCAGAGAAATCTGCACCAGCTTACCTCACTAAAGTCGAATACCAAAAAGTTTATACACCTGTTAAGTGCATAGATACTATGCCAGAGAAGCCAGAGTATGTAGATACTGCTGAGTCTTTTAAGGAGCTAATGGAGTATTTTTCTACAGTTGAGGATCTTCTGTATAAGTGCAGTAAGGAAGGAGATAAGAATGCAAGCAAATAAGAAGAGATTTACGTTTAAGAAAGTGAGTATATTGAGTTGTGTGGCAATAGTCATACTAGGGATAGCATATTGGTCCTATGGGGCTTTTAATGCGAATATTGCAAACAGGGAAGTAGCAATGACTCTTTGGTCAATTACTCAGGGAATAATCAATGC